GTTCTTGATTGCCAACTGTGTAAACAGTAGGCGATGCATCTGTCGCTCCAGTTGCAAGCATCACTGTGTCCATCAGATCAAGAAGCGCAATGAGCGCGTCGAGGTTGCCCGGTGGTGGCATGAGTACGTTTACAGGAAACGACAGAGAAGTTTGATTGGTTGACGATCTTGTGATTGTCGGAGGGTCAATGATTGCTGTGAGAGGCCTTGCGTTGCGTGAGTCTGAAACGACAACAACGCCAGCATCGGTCAGTGCTGTTTCCAGCCTGATGCGAGCGTCATTTGTTTGACCCACTATGCAACCTGTGGACGGTTCACGCCCCACAAACGCAGGATGTCGCCCATCGCTAAGGGTGAGCCTCCAGCCTGCATTGACTCATACGACATAAACGATTCTCCACCTGCAGCTCCACGCTGACGGTAAAGGTTCCCAGCCATCATTGTTGTTCCGAGTTTCACATCGGCACTCGGTGCAGGCGTTAGAGCGTCCGTGTAACCGGCTGCCCTTCTGCGCCTGTACGCAAGCGCGTTAGCTGCTTCCGTGCAAACAGTAACGAAGGCTGTGTCGTTGGCTGTCGCTGTTGCAATGCCAAGCCACGAGAGAACGTCTGCAGATGTGATCCATGTGCAGGCCGTCGAGGTGGTAGCCACTGTCCCTGTAGCCACCGACCTCTCAAAGTCTGCTCCAGCATCAAGGAAGAGAAACTGGTTCTCTCGGATGATGCTGTAGTCGAACCGTAAATCGCCTTCATCGTCTTGACCGAGGTACTCATACGGTGTGTTAGAGATGACCGTGTGCGTACCGTTGAGGTCGTGACCTGCTCCAGCAATCGTGACTGTGTCTTGAACCTGAATGTCAGTATCGACAAAGGTTTGCAGAACAACGACACCATCTAGGCGTGTATGAAACGCAAGATTGTATGTAGCCATTGTTCTGCAGTCCTTCTAGTTCAGTTAGGTCAGGTCAGGTTGAAACGGCGAAGGCCACCGGCAATCGTCACGATTGGGCAGAAGTAGCCGTAGATCATCGCTTCAATTTCGCCAGATGACGGAACATTGGTTGAAAGCATCAACTGTGAGGACTCGAACAGTTCAATTGCTGATGGCACAATCAAGAAGGCTGACTCGTCAATGACGGTTGAAACCATGTTGCTCGATACTGACAATGGAACGCCAAGGACGTTGCCGAAAAGCGTTGTCGCTTCGGCTGATCCTGCTGAGTTCTGTGGCTGTCCTGCAGAGAAGATTGGTCGTCCTGCTGTATCAACTGAGTTCTGCATGAGAGACCATTGGCCTACACCTGCTGCATAAGCACTGACGGTGTCACCTGTTGCCAAGTATGCAGCTGCAGACTCGGTTGAGATGAATGACTGGATACCTGCTGCAGTTGCAGCTGTTGCTGTTGCTTGTGTACCACCAGCGACGATTGCAGCAATTGTTGCAGCTTCAGTTGCCTTGCGATACGAGCGTGTCATGTTGTCAAGCATGAGCTGTGCGAACGATGGGTCTGAACGCTCTTGCAATTCAACTGACCAACGCTGGAGACCAGCGAGTTTGACGACAGTGCCGTTTACATACGAGGACACGATGCCGGTCTCGGATGGTGCTCCAGCTTCTGCTGTGGTTGCCACAGTTCCATTGGTTGTGATTTTTGGAATGGAGATTGTCATGCCCGATGCTGGGATGGCACGAGTACCACCACAAGCGTCGATGACTGGACGCGATCCGATGTTTACCTGTACGACGTTACGGTCGTAAACAACTGGCGAGAACGCAGGGTTTGTGGTGAAAGAGTCATCTACTGCTGCAAGGAACTTTGCCTTTGCCTCATCTGCAGCTGCAACCCATGAAGCAGATTCGCTCATTGGATTTAGTTTTGCGTTGATGTGGTGGTGAAGGTAATCGGCGTTCGTTTTGATTGGTGAACGTGGGGCTGTAAAGAAAAGTGATGTAGGCACTTGTGATGCCTCAACGACTTCTGGTGTTGGTTCTGACATTGTTTCCTCCTCGGAAGTGTCGGTTGTGGGGGTTTCTGGTTCAGGTTCAGACGCTGCAACTTGAGCGACTTTCGCATTTGCAAACGCGCCGAACGGAAGCAATGAAAGCTCCATCCAGCGACCTGATTTGACGACCATGACATTCTCTTCGAATGTGTAGTCGATTGGTTGTACGCCAACGCTTACGCTGTCGTAGTACTCGCCGGGGCCTGCCATGGCAAGCACTTCATCACGGACTTGACCGGGGCCGACCTTTGCTGCGAAGAGCATCGCATCGCCAGTATCGACTCGCTCAGTGACCATGCCTAACGGCTTCTCTGCTGAGTGGTCAAGCATGAACTTGGGTGCAGGGCCATCAGTTGGAAGGGAGCCGGGAAGGAACTTGACCTGCTGTCCTCCTGAGACAGTTGAGATCGTGTTCCATTCCACTGCTACACCTTCAATGGTGCGTCGGGGGGAGCCGTCTGGCCCTGCAGAAATAATCGAAAAAATTGGGGATTCTAGATTGAGTTTCATTGTGTCCTTACATTTGCTATCGGGTCGGGAGTGTCGATCATGTTGTCTTCTTCAGCGTGGTCGATGTAATCAGAGATGTCCAGTTTGCAGAACCGTCCACGAGGTAGCACATTGTCCATGGAGAGTGTCTGACTAATGCATTCGATGTATTGCTTTGCTGACAAGTAAAGAGCGCGTTGTGATTCCTGCACGTTGTTGTATGTCATGCCTGTACCGGCATCAGCACCAACTAGCACTTGTGGCACGTTGCAAAGGTTTGCAAGTTCAGTCATTTGATGCTTGCGAGCCTCAACAAGTTGCAACTTGGACGGATCACTGTTGAACTCTTTCCACTCGACACTTGAGTTCAGAGCACCGATGGCGTTGCGCTGACGAGCCTTTGACCAAGCTGCACACAGATCACCAAGTGCTTCACCATCCATCGGCTCAGAACCATTGGTCTGCTGAAGATAGCCAGCTGTGATTTCATTGCTTGCAAAGCGCATCGCTGCATTGTCAAGACGGCTAGAGATTTCAATGGCGCGAGCACCCATGGTCAGCCACGACTGAATCGGAGACAAGAAAGTGATGACATCTTTTGAGTTCAGTTCTTGACCGTTGAACATGATGTCTTGAGGCATTGTCCAGTATTGAGGGCCGGGCATGTTCTTGATGGTGACATCGGCTGCAGGAATCCACTGGAAAGAAAGAGGGAAACCAGTTGTAGACGAGCGACTGGTTACTACCCAATGAGCTCTTCCGAAGAAAAGTAAATCATCTACCGTCCAGCCGAGTATGAACTGGCGCGTCACTTTTGGATCAGGTCGAGACATCCAAGTCTCAGACGGAATCATCATCTCTTCATACTCGCCTGCTTGATCATCCCACATCAGCGAATACTGGTTGAAGGGAAGGCCAGAGATAAGCGAAACAATCAAGTCACGTGCGCGAGAGATTGTAGGAATCTGGATTGCTTGCTCACGCTTGAACGATCCAGTCCACGAGACATAATTGTTTACACCGTAGTTAGCCGTGCCATAGGCAGCCTTGACCGGCTCAGCTGCAAAAGCAGGTGGATTGGTGCGAGTGAAAAATCCCATCACTGTGATTGTGACACACGCTTGTTGCATTTGCAACGATTATGCAAAGATAAAGAAACTATGAGGAAAAGGCGTAAGCGACTTTGGTTTGTGCTTTGGGTTTGCCAGCCATAGCCACAGCCCACACATAAGCGCGTGTCAACTCAATCGGCCCCGGTGATCTAGCCGAGCTGAGAGACATGTGACCCTGATGCTTCACAAGGACTGCCCTGTTGAGCTGTTCGACCAGTAGCTCTTCTCCTGTGTGGCGAACTTGTCCAGCCATCGTCATAGACCTCACAACTGTCGTCCACTTTTGCAGCTCTCGAACGCCGACAAGAATTGCTGACCCTTTCATCGCTGGGGAAAGATGCACGTCGAGCGTTGCGCCACAGGCAACTTGTAAACCTTTGTGATCTGCTTTGGCTTTCTCAACTGCTGTCCACAAGTCACGCAAGTTGTCCACAATGAACTCCACAGTCACGAGCACTTTGTCGCCAACCTCAACAGCCCTGACCCCTACGAAACGCATGTCATCCGTGGAGGATTCCACAGCAAGCCAACCACCCTCAGAAGGTAACTCGCCAGCGTCATTGAGTGAAGCGACCAGACCCTGATCGAGCCAGCTGCGATGCGAGGTGACCCAAATGTTTACAGCAGAGCGTAGGAAGGCAGCCTTGTTGGGTTGCCGTGATTCTTCCTCGATGGTTTCCATCTCTAGGGTTGTACCGAGGGCAGGGTTACTGTAGGGCCACGCCTCTTTCGATTCTGGATTCAGATGTGCCGGGGGGCTGAACTCGGCGTAATACAAACGAGACCTGATGCCCATGTCAATCTCTGCAATGCCTCGCTCACGCATCCTCTTGAACACGACCGACTCCTCAGTGCCAGCAGTTGACCAACACGACATCAACGGATCACGCCGTGCGCGCTGGGTCGGAATCATGCCGTCCTCGATACTTTCAGCCGAGCAACCATAAAGCTCATCGACAATAAGTAAGTCCACACTCAAGCCGTGACCAGCCGATGGCGTTGCAGCTCGAACCAACCAGCGAGTGCCATCCTTCATCGTCACCGACTGGCGACCATACGAGTAGATCACCTTCGCATCAAACTGAGCCTCAAGAATTGGAGCGAGACTGTTGAACAACTCGCTTGCCAAGTCCAGACGATGAGCAGTTGTAAGCACCGTCTGAGGTTCGCCACGTTCAATCGGCATGTGAAGAAGCCAGCCCAGAAGAAGCACACGCAACGCAAACGACTTGCCGTTCTGACGCGCC